GCAGTGGTGGCGACTTGCGTATCACTGGTCGTAGGAGGGACAACCGTAGGGGCGGTAATCTTGTAGCCACCATAACCAGAGGGAAGACCCAATTGAACGCCACCACTCACACCACTACTTACCAGAATATGCGGGGTGAGGTCGCTTGTGATGACTTTGAACTCTTCCGTTCCAGTAAGAACGAATGACGGATTGCCTGGTGCGTTTCCAGATAAGGCAAAATTAGTCGTGGCGACATTACTGGTAAGAGCCACGAGTGTTCCTGAGAGAATAGGGTTCTGTGCCGTTCCAGAAAGGGTAAGGTTTGCATTGCCTACGCTGACGGATTGGACTGCTCCCGCTCCAATCTGTGCGATTTGCGACTCTAAATTGTTTAATTCCAAAGGGACAGACCAAGTGTTCGCTCCAGCAGAAGTCATTTCTATCTATACATATTATTATTCTAAGTAGAATGGACGGAGGTGTCGGGCATATTATCGCAACCCCTATGTCGGACGCTGATATAAGAGAGTATTTACCCCACGCACCTATCCTAAAATACAGCGAATTAGCCAAGTATCCTACGCTGGGCGACCTTCTACCAGAGGTAAAATCGTTTTGTATCCTATTGTATGAAGATTCTCCTAATAAGGGGCACTGGGTCGTTGTAAGCCGACCCGTAGAAGGGGTCGCTGAGTATTTTGATTCCTACGGAGGAGCACCCGACCAGCCACTCAGTTGGACTCCGAAAGACCGCCGTATACAACTCGGGGAGGGTCGTCCCCTCTTGACCCAATTATTTGATAAGTGTCCTGAGGAAGTGGTCTATAACAAAGTAAAATACCAGAAGGACGGGTCAGATGTGAATGATTGTGGTCGGTGGTGTGTGCTACGCACGCTAAAGATGAAGGCGGGGCTTAATTTGAACCAGTTTTACAAGTATGTGATAAAGGAGGACAAGAAATATCCAGGTGACAAAGACGCCTTCGTGTCCCATCTGATTCCATAATTGTCTTCCGAGTAAGTAGATGCCGAAAAAAGAGAAAAAGGAGGTTGCTGTAGGTAAAGAGAAAAAAGTGAAAAAAGTGAAAAAAATAAAGGAGGAGAAGCCCCTCCTTATGATAGAGCAGAAAGTAGTTGTGTTGTCCTTTGATTAGCGGGTCGCATAAAACCCCTTGGCGGTATACTTGTTATAAACGGAGCGTATCTGTTGCATAAAGCCGTTATTCTCTCCTTTCAGAGTCCAGTCGTGGAAGAAGTCCGAATCGTAGTAGCCTTGGGGGAGTCTTTTCACAAAGAACTCCACAAGTGAAAGATACGCCGACTTGTCCTTTGATTCGTAGATGGTTTTGGTGATAAGCGGGTTCGTGAGGAGAAACTCGTAGAGTTCATTCGCCACCCAGACATACGCACTTTCGGTGTTCTCATTCGGGACGGACGAACCAAGGTAGGTGTAAGGCTCTGGCGTGTAGGGAATGCACTTGGAGAATATCTCTTTCACTTCTTCTGAGGTGAGGAACTGCTTGGGAGTCGTTTCGTCGGTGTTGTTGGTCTGGAATTGGTATGACATATCTATATCTGGTTGTTTGGGTATGACTTTTTATATGAGAAAAAACCAATCAAATTTATTTTGATTGGTTTGGATTCTGAAACCCCTACCTCCCTATGACCCCACTAAAACCTCCCTTATAGGTATGTTGCTGTATGTAATTCTGGGGGTTGCTGTAGGTATTGTTTTGGGGTGGTTGCTGTGGGTGTCCCCCTTATAGGAAAAAATAACACCCATTTTACTGGGGGTCATATTGTCCTTGTAGTCGTGTTATTGCATTACTCGTCGCCGACCACTGGCTTCTTGGCGACCGTCGGACGCTTCTTCTTAGGGGCTTCCTCCTTACGCATTCCGTCGCACACAGTGCATTTCTCGGCTTTTTCGCACTTCGGCATATCACCACGCAGGACATACTCTCTATGGGTGCGTGTCAGATAGGCTTCCACGCCCTCTACCTCCACCTGACACACGCCAATGCACGCTCCAGAATGACAGTGGATAGAGCAGACGACCTCGTCGTTGTCGTCGTCAATCAGAACTGGCTTCGCCTTCGGCTTGGGGACGGGCAGGGGCTCTTCGGAGCAACACACCGCAATCTCCTTGGGGCGGAAGAAGTCGGTCGCACGCTTCGGGTTTGCAGGCTCATACACTTCAAAGTGCTCCTTGGTGATGCGGAAGTTTCCCATATAACTGACGGGCTTGTCGCCCAGTTGTTTAATAGACCCGATATAAGAGCCGTTCTGCGTAAAGTGGGCGGGCTTGGTTTCGTGCTTCTTGTTGGTATAGTCTGCAATCGTCGTAAGGACGCCAATCTTTGCGGAGTCAATCTTCACATAAGTGTTCCACTTGGCTTCCTGGATATATTCCCAAATGTCCTCCACTGGGAGTGCAAGGGTGTTCTTCCACGCCTTCACAAGGGTCGCCTCAAGGTGCGGGACGACGGTGTTTTCGTAGAAGCCGACCGTTCCCTTGTGCTGGGACGCCACGGAGAGAAGACCACGCTCACGGGAAGAGAAGTTCTGGATGTCGTTATTCATATCTGGTTGTTTGGGTATGACTTTTTATATGAGAAAAAAACCAATCAAATTTTTTAGACTTGGTTTTGGCTCACTCCCTTATCGCCCTTAGAGCGTCCCTTATAGGTATAGTGCTGTAGGTATTATTGGGTGGTTGCTGTAGGTATTAATAGGGGATTGCTGTAGGTATAATAGGGGGGGGTTGCTGTAGGTATATTGTTTCAAAAAAATAATCCTACTTAGGATAAGGGTTAATATCGGGCAGAGGGGGCGGTCAAATCCACCTCTACACGCACACCCAGACGACGGGGCGTATCAGGGTTGAGGGCGAGTTTGTCGTGGATTTGGTGGTAAATGCCCTCTTCACGCAGGCGACGCAGGAGAGTCTTGTAGAAGTCCCCTTGCTTAGAGGCAAAGGTAAAGGTGATTTGTCCCGTTGGGATATGGGAGGTATATTTACAGGTTGCATTTCGGAGGTCGTGTAGGTGATTTACCACCGCACAACGGCGAAGCAGTTTTGCTTCGGTGTCGCCCTCCTCTAATGCACGAGCCTCCAGGATTTGGCGAGCCATTCCCTTAATATGGGACACTTGGAAGTGGTAGATTTGCGGGTGCGTGAATCCAGGGACATTCAGGTTATACCACGAATGTCCCTTGTGTTCGTAGAAGGTGATACTCTTCTCCTTCTCGTCGTCGGTAATCACAACGGGGTATTCCCAGGCGTGCTTGTAAGTGGATTCGGTCGTGTCAGTCATATCTGGTTGTTTGGTGTGGTTTTTTTAAGGAATTAAAACCAATCAATTTTTATAGTTTATGATTTGCCTTGCTCCCTTATCTCCCTTAGAGCGTCCTCTATAGGTATGGTGCTGTAGGTATGATTAGGGGGTTGCTGTAGGTGATTTGGGTGGTTGCTGTAGGTATGATTAGGGGGTTGCTGTAGGTGATTTGGGTGGTTGCTGTAGGTATGTAGATTTGGGTTGCTGTATATAAAAAGAGGGAGTAGGGTGGAAAGTAGGGTGAGTAGGGTGGAAAAAGGGGGTAAAACGGAAAGGTCGCACGAGAGGACGATTCCCTAAGAGGGTTTTCATTTTGGGGGTGTTTTTCACCCTACTCACCCTACTATCAGATTCTTGAAGAATACCTACAGCAACCTCCAGAATTATCTACAGCAAGGGCACAATAGGGGCGGGGTGTAATCAGAAACTATAAAAATTGATTGGTTCTAATTCCTTAAAAAAGTCATAACAAACCGAGAAAGATGTCCTTCTCTCAGTGCGACCTCACCATTTCCAAGTCCGATATTATCCAAGTGACGCATATTTCCAAGATGGATTACAAGTGCGAATACAAGACTGCCTCATCCTATCCCTCCTGGGTGCTCCTGGAGAATCATAGTAAGCACTGGGACGAGAAGGATTGTGTGGTGTCCGCCCAAGAAGCGGGCGAGGTGGTGTGCCTTCAGAAGGGACGCACGAAGCATAAGATGTATCGCCGTGTGGTGGTTGCGGGTCATCCTGAACTTGTCCTTGTGAATGATAATTCTTATGTGGAGTTCGTAGTAGGCGGACAAGTGGTGGCGTATGTATGGGACAAACCTGCAATCACCAAACTCATAGAGAAGGCGTTGGATAAGTTCCACAAATCGGTGGAGAAGAACCCTTACAAAAACCCCGTCCAGATGGCGTTTCACTTCGGAAGGGACTTTATCGTCTATTGTCGTGAGAATTTCTCCTTTCCTCCTGGAGCGGTGATTGTGCGTCTGGAGAATCCTCCTATGAAAGTGGAAACCTTTAAGATTAGAGCCTACGCCCTTGTGGAGGGCTACTGGGCGAGCGACCCGATTGTGAAAGCCCTCCCTTATGGAGGGTATAGCCTGGAGTTCGTTCTTTCCAACAGAAAAACGGAAAAGTGTCACCAGTTCTTGGAGAAACACCAAATGACGAATGGTGGGGCACTCTGTCATTCAGGGCACATCTACTACCGACCAGAGGGAGTGAGCGACTTTGTCCCTACGCACGACCTCCGTCGCATAGATGACTTCTTAGACACCCCTGCAACCACCTACCAACTGTCGGATTGCGTATGGAAGATAGAGAAGAAGGAATATCACCCGCCCACGGAAACCGTCCGTGTCCTTCAGACGAGCAAGGATATGCCCCTTACTGCCCTTAAACGCAACGAGTTCAAAGAAGAACTGGTAATGAAAGTGTTTCACCCTGACCGAGTCGCCCGCTTTATGGGAGATACTTGGGGAACGGAGGAGTCGTGGCTCAACCAAATCTAAAAGTATAAAAAAGAGGAAGTAGGGTGAGTAGGGTGGAAAAAGGGGGTAAAACGGAAAGTGGTCTATACGAGACTCCAAATATGGAGGGTTCTTGAAACCGACCAATATTTCACCCTACTCACCCTACTTCCTATTTTTTATACATACCTACAGCAACCTCCTAAATCACCTACAGCACGACCACCTAAAGGAACGCCAGTAATCAGAAATCATAAAAATTGATTGCGTTTCCAATCTTAAAAAAAGATATTAGACTCCGGTAGAAAGATGAATCGCACTCTTGAATACTTCCAAAAGAACAACGCCCCCGTTTCTGCCGTCCAGTTTCGCCCGTCCTTTAGCGAGAAAAAGGGTCGTGTGGTGAAAGGCAGTGGATTCGCCAACCCCAAGACGCCCGAGGGGGTCAGTTGGAATCACTTTCCCGGCTTCCATCACGAGTATGTGAAACACCAAGGTTGTTCTGCAAATGCCTGGTATGGATACTTGCCTAAGGTGAATATGTATGTCGTAGATGTGGATACGCATAACGGTATGCCCGCCAAAGAGGCACTAACGGAAGAAGCCTACAATCGCCTGTTTGAAGCGTCGGGCTATGTGGTGGAAACGGGTTCGGGCGGACTCCACTTCTACTTTCAGTCCAACGGCGTGAAGTTTGACCGCAAGGTAAATGTGGAGCAGTGGCGTTCCTGGCTTCGTCCTGGTGTGAAGGGTGGAATTGACCTTATCACGGATGCAATCGTCTTGGAAGGCTCTTCCTACGAGTTTGAGGGCAAGACCTACTCCTACAAGTCGGCGAAACCTGGTGCGACGATTGCTTCTACGACCTTCCACCAGGGCATCTTTAACGAGGTGTCCGAGGTGTCTAAGCCGAAGAATGAGGTGGTCGTTCCTGAGTCGCCCCTGCCTGCGGGCGTCCCCCCTATCCAGAAGGAGGCGTATGAAACTTTCACGCAGAAGACGAACGAGGTAGAGCAACTGATTGACCTTCTTTCAGAGGAACGAGCGACAAACTACGACTCCTGGATTAAGGTAGGATTCACTCTGAAGTCGCTCTTCCACGACCTACCAGACGGCGAGGCACTCTTCCTACGATTCAGTGCGAAATCATACAAATACAACGAGTCCGAGTGCATTCGGGCATACCGAGGAATTACGCCCCGAACGGGATACACCAAAAAGAGCCTGTTCTACTGGGCGAAGGAGGACAATCCTGTGGAATATCAGACCCTCTTTGGACTAAAGATGACCTGGGGGCTTCTGAAGTGCCTGAACCAAAGCGAGATGGCGAAGTGCTTTACGGGACTGGTGACGCAAGAGTATATCTTTAGCCAAGGCGTTTGGTTTAACTACACGCCCCAAAACACCCTTGTCCGCCTGGGTAAAACGCACCCCGACGGTCTGAAACGCCTGGTGAGCGATTGCCTACAAGAGGAGGCGTGTAATCTGGTAAAGAGCCTGAAGAAAGAGCAAGAAACCTACCTACCGTGCCTGAAACTGGCGGGCGAGGCACACAAGACCTTTGGGTCGTCGCAGTGGATAAACGGCGTGATTGACTTTATCCGAGGTCTTTATACAGATGACGACCTTTACGACCTGATTGACACCAATATGAATCTACTGGCGTTTTCCAACGGCGTCCTCTTTGATTACGGGACGAAGGCGATTCGCCTTATCCAACGGGAGGACAATATTATGCGGACGACGGGCAAGCCCCTTACGCAAGAGAGTTCTAAGGAGAAACGGGAACTACTGCTTGCGGAACTCCTTAACATCTTTAACACACAAGAAATGGTGAATTACTGGCTGGAAACGATTGCGATTGCCCTCTTCCGCAACTCCTTTGAAAAGATGTATTGTCATACGGGTTCGGGTGGAAACGGCAAGGGCGTGCTATTCGGCGTGGTGAAGGAGGCACTGGGAGCATATTACTACCAAGCACCGAACGAGTTTCTGACGACGACCTACAAAGCGGACGCACCGAACTCCACTCTGGCGAACGCCCGAGGGATTCGCATCTTTATGACGAGTGAGCCGTCCTCTGAGAATGCAGACGGACGAGGAATGAAACTATCCACTGACCTGATTAAGGCACTGACGGGTGGCGACGATATTAATGCACGGGATTTATACGAGTCGGCGAAACGCCCGTTTAAACCTACTTTCACCACAATCCTCCAGTGTAATACGATTCCTGACTTCACGAAGGTGGACGGTGGTCTGCGTCGCCGTTTTGAGAAGATGGATTATCCCAACAAGTTTGTGGAAGAGCCGACCCGCAAGAACGAGAAGAAGATTGACTACGAATTGAAGAAGAAACTCACCTCTTACGAGGTGGTGAATGAGTTTATGCTACTGTTGTGGGACACTGCAAAGTCCTTTACGGTGTTTCACCGCCCTGACGCCGTGCGTCTTTCCACCAAGTCCTTCCTGGACGACGCAGACAAGGTGTTGTGTTGGTTGGACGAGAAGATGGAGAAGACGGACGAACTGCCCGCCGTTGGCGAGCGAATCACGAAAGCCGAGGCGGTGCGTCAGTATATGGCGGACACTGGAGTTCGTATTACGCCGAAGAAGTTTCACGACCAGATGAAAGTGAATGAAGTGGAAACCAAGAAGATTGGGTCAGAGTTTTACCTCCTGAAGCGACTGCCTGAGCCAGAAGCCAAATCCCCGAAAGCCGAAGCGAATGCCTTTCGTTTATAGGAGGATTCATCCTCCTTATTTTTTAATCAAAATCTTAAAAAATTGATTGCGTTCTAAACTTAAAAATAAACTATCATACTCCGGTAGAATGGAAGCCACCGACAAGACCGAAAAACGCAAGGAGCAACTCCGCCAAGCACAGATTCGCTACAGACAGAAGCACCTAACGAAAAAGAAGGACGAGGAAGCACAACAAGCAGTAATACAGACTGAGCCAGAGAAGGCAAAGGAGATTCCAAAGTCTTACACCGCCGAATACCGCCAGAATTATTACAAATCCTACTACGAAAAGCATAAGGAGAAGTTGCTGACCCGCTCTAAAGAGCGGTATGTGAAAAAGGCGGAGCGTGTCCCAGCCGAGGAAAAATAATCCGTCCGAGCAATAGAGATGGTTGATTTTGTTATTTTTGAGAAGAAGGCGGAAGGAGAGCGTGAGCCGTGGTCGTATGAAACAGTGCTTACTTTTTGTAAGGAGCAGGAATGGACTCCCCTTACGGTTGCAGACGAACTCCACTTTGTTGTCGTGAAGATGACCGAGCGGGAAGAGGAAAAACTTGCCCGCCTGGTGGAAATCACACCCACGATTACTTTTGTTGTAAGGGACGACCCCTCCACAGATGAGTTCTTAACGCTGGAAACCTACCAACGCAAGGAGAAGGTCAGTGAGCCAGTGCTGGACGACCTGAAGATATGCGAGTAAAGCATAATTATTCCTAATACACATTACGAGTCAGTCTAAAAAGACCCACCCGTAAATTGTATGACTTATAAAATGACCTGAATACCCTACTGTAGTTTTTTGGCTTTTGCGTTAAGGTCGGCGGACTTCTCTTTTACCCACTCAGAAAGGTTCTCTACTTCTGCAGGAAAGTGAAGGTCTTTCAGTGACACCACCGCCTTCTGAATGGTTTTCGGGTCTTGGTCTATCTCCAACACCTTCTCCAACGCTTCCAGACGACTGACGGTCTGGTATTCTTCCCCTAATGCACCGTTAAACACCTTACTAAGGCGTAGGAGTCCCTTCTTGTCGCCCTCTGCCTTCAGAATGTTAAACTTTCGTTTTAGAATCTTATACCATTTTTTCTCTTTCGCCAAGTCCTTTATGTCCTTGTGTAAGGAGGCGATATATTCTTCTGGCGTTTGTGCCTGGTCGGCAACAGCGTATAGGATACTCACTTCTGAAAAGAACCCACTGATGCGAGCGATAAGGTCTAATTTTACATAATCCAGTTTGTCAAAGACTTTGTCCCACACTTCCCGTTTCAAATGCCCGCCTGAGAATACCCTTATCTTGCGACCCGCCAGCGTCTGTAGTTTTAGTTCTACGAACCATAAATCGTCTGCTCCTTCTATTGTGGTAAGGAGTTCAGTGAGAAAATCGTAGAGTTTGTCCTTGTCTTTGGGAACGGTGGTAAAGAGGTCATAGTCGGAGGGGTATTTCTGGGAGGTAAGAGATGCAGACCCCTTTAGTTCTACCTTGCTCTTAGGGTATTGTAATAGTCTGATTAGTTTTTTCAGTTCTGCGGAATAATCCCGTTCGGGACGACGCTCTAATACATCCATTTATAGAGGGAAACATTTTACATATTGGACGGACGCCCCGCTGGGCGGGTGTAGTAGTGTTCGTTGCGTCGGTCATCAAAGTCAAGGGCTTCACCGTCTGATTCCGATTCGGAGTCTTCTTCGGATTCGGATTCGGAATCTCGGAAACCGTAGTTCTTGCGTAGGGTGCTGAGTCCTCGGGTCGCAACACCAGAACCGTATTTCTCGTCGTCGCCCGCAGAAGACGGGGCAACCTCTTCAATCAACGGGGAACGCTTTTTTAACTCTTTTCCTGTTGTCGCGTCAATAAACACCTTCTTCGGTCGTAGAAGACCACTTACCGCAGAACTGGAAGCAGAAAGTAGGTCGGTTGCCCGCTGGTCTTTCTCTCGTAGTTGTCGTCGCAGTGCATCAAGAGTCGCTGGGATAAGTCGTCGCATCTCTTCTCGTTCCCGAATCTGCTCGTCCCGTGCGGACTCGCTTTGGTCGGGGATAAGGAGGTCACGAATAAACTCATTCTGTGCTTTCACCCTCGCATATTCTGCCTGTTTCTGTCTTACCACCGCAAGTGTGCGGTTATATTCCGCCATCTCTGTCCGGTATGCCTCAATATTGGGAGAGCGAAGGAGGCTCGGCAGGGAAGGCTCTAACGGAATCTCTCCTTGTAGTTCAAATAGTCGCTCAGCGTCTTCTGGTGACAGTTCTACACCTCGCTGGATTGCTTCAATCTCTTCTGCGATAATCTTGTCCTCCTGTTCCAATTTTTCAATCTGTCGTTCCAGTGCTTTGGCGTCCTTAAAGAGTTTTTCTGACCTCTGAATCGCTCTGGCGTCTTGTTGGCTATACCGATTCTGGATTTCTGGGAGGACTTCGTTCTTCATCTTCGCCAACGCATCTTTCTGCTGGTTAATTGGTAGGTCAATAAGACTCGTTCGTATGGAAGATGGAATTCTAAACCCCATCTCTTCTTCTAATGCACCCAGTCGCCCTTCGTAGTCGCCCACTGGAAAGTCAGGGACATTCTTCATACCGTTAGAAAGTAGCCAGTTGGCGTTGGGAATACGCTCCTTAATCATAGCAATATCGGACGCTGAAAGATTCTCAAACGCATTTTTAAAGGCGATATTCAGAGCATCTACCGTAAGTAGGTCGGGTATTGCCGTATTATCCTTGTCCGCCTCGTCCTTAATAAACTGATACACGGCGTAGGTTCGTAGGAAGTCCAGCGACGCACCAGTAAGCGATTTCGGGTAGATGGTAGGTTGTTCTTCGTCTGGTAGTTGTGCATCGGCGTTCATAAACGCAACTACGCCATTCACCGCCTGTAGAAGACCATAAGTGATTGCCTCCAGATTGGGGAGGAGTTGTTGGAGTTGTATCTGGATGACTTGGATAGACTCCCTACTGAGTCCAATCGTGTGAGCGGAGCGAGCGATATTGTTATACAGCGGAATAACATCTCCCGTGTTGGTGGATTGCTCTACCGCTTGGATGACGGACTGGGAGAACTTCGGGTCTTGGAAGCGTTTCGCATTCTGTAGGAAGAACTCCAGACTGCCGAGTTTTTGCTCTATCGTCTTGTTAATTCCTTCTACCGCCTTATCTACATTCACCTCTACCGCCAAATCACGCTCTGTCTTTGGCTTAAGAGTGTCGGGAAACACGGCGACCTGCTTTCGGGTTCTACCAACCACCTGTTGGTTCAGATTCTTCCAAACATCCAGTATCTCCATATTCTGCTTTTGTCGGAGTGTATCCATTTATTGGGGTGATAGAATATTATTTGGACGATTAGGGTGAGTAGGGTGGAAACACCCTCTTTTTTACTAACCCCTCTCTATAGACCATCTTTATGAAGATACTTCCTGAAAATGACCTATATTTCACCCTATTCACCCTACTTCTTATAGAGGTTATGCTCCTTCACATATTTGCTCGCTTCTATCATCTTTAGACCTTTCTCCTTCATAATGCGTTTAACAATCTCCGCACGAGCCTTACGACCGTCGCCACACATACCACCAGATGCACCGCCTACCGTGCGGTCAGTCATACCTGAAAGGTTCTTACCGCCAGACGCACCGCCACCCGAAACACCCTTACCTTCCTTCTTCAGTTTCTTCTCTACCGCTTTCATTACCTTCATCTCTGCTTTGGAGTGAGGCTTACCGCCACCGTAAGAGCCTTGGAGTTGTGCGGTGGGTGGGATGCCGTTTGCAAGGCAAACGGACGAGGCGGGCATAGCCAGAAGGTCGCCTTGCTTCTCACCAATTAGTTGCTTCTTACCCGAGCCCTTTGGGCGACCACGCCCACGACCCGCAAGACGCTGTGAATTGCCCTGGACGGGGTAAGGGTCGGGGTTGCCGAGAATCGCACCGCCGATAGGAGCGACGGGGACTTCCTGACCCAGCCCGTGGAGAAGAAGGTGGGGGACAACGCCTACAACATCTGAAATACCCTCCTTTAGCGAATCCCACCACGAACCGCCTGACATACCACCACCAGACGCACCTTCGCCTTCCTTGTGTTTCATCAATTTACCGAGCATACGACCAAAGAGCCGTGCCTTCTGGTGGTCGGGCTTCCCCGAACCAAATGGATTCACATACTCTACTGCCTTACCAATATCCGAGCCGAGGTCTTCAAAGCCGTGAAAAATATCGCCGAACAGATTACCACCCGATACGCCACCGCCTGATGCACCACCGCCAGACATTCCCGCCCCTTTCTGATAGACGCCTGAAACACCGTCGGAGTGTCCGTCGCCCCTATCACGAAATGTTCCTTCGGCGAAGCCGTTGCCCCCACTCATTCCTTCACTGCTGTTCCCCAAATAATATACCGCAGGCAGTGATAGGTCGTCGTTAATAACATTGTCCTCGGCGTCCCGTTTAGAAGCATTCCCCATTTGGAATAGAACACCAGCAGATGAACCACCCCCCGCATAACCACCCCTACCATCTACTGGAGAATAGGCATAAAGAGTAGAAAAGCGGTCATTATAACGGTCTACCGTCTGAGCGATTCCACGATTGTATGCGTTGTCGTAAGGCATTGTTTTATTATACAGAAGATAATAAAATAATTCCGATATTGCCGGGATAAAAATTAGCAATCCTGGACGGAGGCATTCTGTGATTGGGCGACTTCATTTACCCAATAAACACGGAACTGACTCGTGTCATCACCTGGTGCGACCAAAGATGTAAGGGTAATCGTCGCACGACCCGCAACGGCTGGTGGACCTACAACGGGTGTAGTTGCCCCCTGAACGGCACATACGCCACCCTGATTCCCACCGGTCGCAACCTCACGGACACAACCGATAATTTTGGAGCAAGCACCGAGGTAGTGGGGGATGGTTGCGGGACTGACGGAAACACCAACCGCCAGAACGGGCATCAGACACGAATAGGTGGGGGATGATTCGGGAGCGATTTCTGCGATACTCATTCTTTTCTACTGGAGTGAAAACATTTTATTTTCCGCTCATCAGTCGGTCGGCGAGTTTCATACGAGCACCACCGCTTGAACCGCCACCGCTCGCACCGTAGCCCATAGCACCCATAGCGGAGTGAGCCATCTTCGCAACCGGGTGAGATGACTTGCCGAGTTCCTCCTTGCCGTGCTTGAGAAGGTGAGGGAGAACCTTGCCCGCCACCGACTTGAGCGAGTCCAAGAAGCCACCGCCGACCATTCGCTTGACCGACGACTGATACATAGGCTC